GTAATTTATCTCTCCTGGAGTATTTAACTTTTTTGTAATTATTTTTAAAAATTTTGTAACATTTGTAATATATTTGTAACAATTTTTAACATTTTTGTAATATAAAGAAGGGAGCAAAAAATATGAATAAGGAAGAGGAATTAGTAGCAAAAATTTGTAAAAATATAGACTCACCTCTTAGAGCTCAAATAGAGACAATGGTGAAGACAATATTTGCTTTACAGAAAAAGTTAGAAGAGAATTATGATGAGTATTTGACTCAGCCTATTTCTCTGAATGTTACTGTTGGAACTGGTGAAACTGTTAGTCGTGCTAATCAATTTGTAATTGAATATCGTAACATTTATAAAGATTATTGTAGATCTTTAAAAGATTTGAAAGAATTAATTGATGAAGTAAGTATAGAGGAGGAGTTAAATGCTTTATCAAGTATAAAGGAGAGATTTAAACTTGTCAAATAAGAAATTAGATTTGAATAAGTTAAAAGGAAATACAGAACCTAGACTTTATACTCCTCCAAAAAGAAAGTTAACTCCAGAAACTTCATTAGGATTTGCAGTAATTGATTATGCTACAGATATATTGAAGAAGGAATTATATCCTTGGCAAAAATGGGCACTTATACATTCTTTAGAAATTGAGGGTGATTTACAAAAAGAGTGGTCATTTAGATTTAGAACAATATTATTATTGGTTGCTAGACAAAATGGTAAAACAGTTTTAAGTGAAGTTATTGCTTCGTTCTTTTTAAATGTATTGGAAGTTAAAAATGTGTTAGGAACGTCATTATCTGTTGATAAAGCTTTAGAAGTTTTAGATGCTACTATTGAAGATCAAGAAAATATAACTGTTTTAAAGTCTGAAATAGATAGAGTAGTTAGAGCTAATGGTGCTAATAGACTTATTTTGAAAGGTAAACGTATTTACAAAATAGGTGCTCCTAATAGACGTGCTGGACGTGGTGATAGTAATGATTTAGTATTATTGGATGAGCTACGTGAGCATCGTAATTGGGAAACCTGGTCAGCTACTGTCGCATCTACTAATGCTAGACCTAATGCTATAACATTTGCTTTTAGTAATGCCGGCGATCCATCATCTGTTGTATTAAGACAAATACGTTCTCAAGCTATTGCTGATATAAAGAAAGATGATGAAGTTAAACAAAACTTTGGCGGTTTAGATGTTGATGATTTAGCTTTATTTGAATGGTCAGCTACCGAAGATTGTGATACTAAAGATCCATTGGAAATAGCTAAAGCTAATCCTGCTTTAGGATATGGTAAATTAACTTTGAGAGCAATATTAGCTAATGAATTAACATTTCCAGAAAATCAATATAGAAGTGAATGTTTATGTCAAACAGTTGAAACTTTATTGCCTGAACCATTTCCAAAAGGTGCTTGGGCTAATTTATTAGATCCTGAGTCTCAAATAACACCAGAAAGTGATTTATATTTTGGTATTGATATGAACTCAGACAGAACATCTGTAGCTATATCAGTATGCGGATTAAGAGAAGATGGTAATTATCATATTGAATGTGTAGCTAAAAGAAATGGTCTTGATTGGGCAATTGATTGGTTTAGAACTAGAGCTCTTAAATCACAAATTAAACTAGCATATCAAGGTAGAGGTGCTCCTGTTACTGGATTAGCTGAGCAAATATGTACATTGACTGGTGTAGTACGTATTCCTATTGAAGGTCCAGATTTAACTAATGGTTGGACTAGATTTTGGGATAGTATAGCCGCTGGAACACCGGTTATGGAAGGAGAACAAGAACGAGGTGGTGTAAAAACATATCATTTAGACCAACCTGTTTTAAATGTACCAGCAAAAACAATGCAGTTAAAAAATCTTGGTAATGGTTTAAATCTTCCTGATAGAGGAAAGAGTCCTGACGACATATCACCATTATTTGCTGCTGCAATGGCTTTTTCGGCTGCTACTAAAATTGAATCTACAAAAGAGAAAAAAGTATATCAATCAGCTTATAATGAAGATTATACAATCTCTTTTGTTTAAAAAACAAAAATCTTAAGAAAGGAAAGAAGTCATGAGTGTATTAGATTCATTAAGAAAACTTTTAGGTAAAGACTATAATATAGTATATAAGTCTTACATAGAAAGTCCATCTGTATTATCTTTATCACCTAGAGAATTATATGCTACACAAGCTAATTTATATTCTGTTGTAAGTTTTTTAGCTTCTAGTATATCACAATTACCTTTAAAAGTATATAATCGTGAAGATGAAGATACTCGTGTTAGAGATAGAAACTCTACTGCAGCTAAACTTCTATTTAAACCTAATAGTGACCAAACACAAGCTGAATTTATAAAGGCTTTATCTATTGAATATTTATTATATGGTGAAGCACTTGTTTGGTTATTACCTGATATAAGTGAATCAGGCTATCAATTAAGAATTATACCTTCAGATTGGGTAATTGATAGAAAATGTTTTACTAATTATAGTGCTGCTACTTATAAAGTTAGAACTCAAACTGGTAATACAATTGAGATTGATGCTAAAAATATTATTGATTTTAGAGAATATGCTCCAGGTATGCCAGCAAATCATCAGTCACCAATATCTGCTTTAAAACAAACATTATATGAGCAAATTGAAGCTGATAAATTTAGAACATCTTTATGGAAAAGCTCAGGTCGTATGAACTCATATATTTCTAGACCAGCTAATGTTACACCTTGGACTAAAGAAACAAGAGATGCATGGACTAGTGCATTTAGAAGAGGTTGGAGTGAAGGTGGTCAAAAGAGCGGTAGTATGCCTATACTTGAAGATGGTATGGAAATTAAGACATATAATTTCAATAGTAAAGAGGCTCAGTATGCTGAAGGTAAACAATTATCTAGAGAAGATGTAGCCGCTGCTTATCATGTTAATCCATCACTTATTTGGCATACAAATACTCAAACATATGCTAGTTCAAAAGATAATGCTAGAGCTTTATATGCAGAATGTTTAGGTCCTATTTTACAGATATTTCAACAGAGAATAAATACATTCTTATTACCTATGCTAGGTGTAGATTATAATGAATATTATGTAGAATTTGACTTAGAAGAAAAACTTAAAGGTTCATTCGAAGAAAGAGCTTCTATTATACAGTCTGCTGTTGGTGGTCCATGGATGACTAGAGATGAAGCTAGAGCAATGAATAATATGCCACCACTTCCTGAAGATGAAGGTAAAGGTGTTATTGTACCACTTAATGTATTAATTGGTGGTCAAGCTAGTCCTCAAGATTCTATAGGTGATGCATATAAGAAAATTGAACCTTGTTCATGCGGTTGTCATACAACTGTTAAAGAAGTAGTTGACAAAAAACCTAATGTTAAAAAAATTGATACTGAACCAACTGATGAAGATAAAGAATTAATCAATGAAGTATTAACAAAATTCTTTAAAAGACAAGAAAAATCAGTATTATCTAAATTAGGTGCTAAATCTGCTATGGATCAAGAATGGTGGGATAAAGATCGTTGGAATAAAGAATTATCTGACGACTTATACAAAATATTACTTGATATGGCAACTAAAAAAGGTGTTGATATAGCTGTAATTCTTGATAGTTATTATAATGGTGAAATAACAGAAAACTATATAAGAAAATATGTTGAAGATCAAGCAGAATTTATAAATGATGCTACTTATGACAAAATAATTGAGGTTCAAAATAATAATTATTCTGAAGATTCAACTGAAGACGAAACAGAAGAAGATTATGAAGAACCAAAAACTGTACAAGATGTATACGAAAAGAGAATATCATTTGACTCAATACTTGTTGCTGGATTATTAGCTTATGGTATATATAAATTTGCTACTAAAGAAGCTATAAATCAAGCTGAATATCAAGGTAAGTTAACAAAAACAACTGTTTATAAGACATGGGTAACTGGTGCTAATCCTAGACCAGAACATGCTATTATGAATGGTGAAACAGTTACTATTGACGAAAAGTTCTCAAACGGAGCAGATTGGACGCATGATGACATACTCGGCCCAAACGAGACATGCGGTTGCAATTGTCGTATAGAGGTAACTTTTGTGTCAGAATAATGAAGTACTATTTAAATATAATAAAGTATACCTGAAAGGAGAAAAAGTATGCCTAATTTAAAACGTGTTGAAGTACCTGTTAAATATAATGAAGATACTTCTGGAATTGGTTATATTGAAGGCTATGCTTCTACTTTTGACCGTGTACCTGATGCTTATGGTGATATTGTTAAAAAAGGTGCTTTTACAGAATCTTTACAACATTATTATGAATCAGGACGTTCTATTCCATTTCTTTGGTCACATCAGATGAATGATTTATATTCATATATTGGTATATGTGAAGCTGAAGAAGACGATAAAGGATTACACTTTATTGCTAAATTCGATGATACTACAGAAGCACAGCGTATTAGACAATTATATAAAGATGGTAGATTAGCTAAGTTTAGTTTTGCTTATGATACTTTAGAATCTGGTCCAGTACAACTAGAAAATGGTGTTACTGCTAATGAATTACGTAAACTTGAGATTTACGAAATTTCCGCGGTACTAGTTCCAGCGAATAGTTTTGCTGAAGTAACAGATGTAAAAGATATAAATGTATCTGAAAAAGTTGGCAGGCGTAATTCGGCTGCTGATGAACAAACTATACGTAATGCTATTGCACTTCTTCAAGAAATGCTTGGGGAAGTTGTAGATAATGTGGAATCGGAGAACAATGATGATGACAATGCGGCGGCAAAGGATCAAGTTATTGTTAACGAGAAAGCACAGAAACTTTTAGACTTTATAAATAATATGTAAAAATAAGGAGAATTTAAAATGAATTTACATGAACAGTTAAAACAAAAGAAAGCTGAACTCACAGCTTTAAAATCTAAAATCGAGTCAGGCGATGCTGAAGCTATTAAGGCTGGTGAAGAAATCGCTGAAGCAATTAAGTCAATTGAAATCGCTATAGCAGAGGCTACTAAGGCTAATGAACTTCTTAAGATGATTGGTACAGAAGAGCCAGTTGCTGAGGTTGAAGTTGAAGAAAATGGTCTTAAGTCACTTATGGCACAGGCTAAGTCTGTAGATAAGAATGTTAAAGGTTGGTCTATTTCAGCTAACGTAAAAGCTGCTACAGATACAATGACATCAGTACAGATTGCTGATATTGACAAGACTATTGTACCACAGCAGAATGTAGCAAAAGCTACTGATTTATTTGGTTCTGCAACAATTAGTGGTAATGCAGTAACATATTTCACTGAGGATGCATTTGAAGGATCTACTCCAGCAGTTGTTGCTGAGGGAGCTAAGAAAGTTCAAGGTTCAACAGGTTATACTTCACATACAGAAGCACTCGTTAAGATTGCTGGTTATGTAAAGGAAACTGATGAAGTACTTGAGGATAATGACTTCCTTGCAAGTGCTGTTCAGGATGTAATGCTTTATAGACTTGCTAAAGTAGAGAATGCTTATGCAATTGGTAAGATTCAGGGAACATCTGGTATTGGTTCTGTAACATATACAGATAGTGGAAATACTGGAGATGCTGATTCACTTGTTGATGCTATTCTTTATGCTAAGACACAGATCGATAGCAATACTCCATATACAGCAGACTGTGTATTCCTTAACCCTGCTGATTATTTTGCACTTATTACTGCAAAAGATGATAATGGTCAGTATATGGGTGGTGGATACTTCTCAGGTGCTTATGGTAATGGTGGATATACATCACAGTATAATCCATGGGGACTTAGAGTATTCGTAGATGGTACTGTTGTATCAGGCGAACCAATTGTTGCTGCTGGTAAGGAAGCAATCAAGTTCTATTCAAAGAATGGTGCCACTGTTAAAGTGTATGAGCAGAACGAAGATGATGCACTTTACAATAGAGTAACAGTTCTTGCTGAAGAGAGAGGACTTGTAGTTGTTAAGTGTCCTGCAGCTGTAGTTCAGATTGAAGCAGCTACTGAGTAAAAAAAAATAAATAGGTAGGTAGTTGAAATATACTGCCTACCTTAAACTAAAGGTGATTAATATGAAGAAAACTTATATTATCAATGGTTACAAATACAAATTTGAAGAAGGTACACAACCGAAAGACGCTATTGAAGTTGTATCTAAGAAAGTTGAGCCAAAAAAAGAAGAAAATAAGGTTGAACTGAAAAAAGATACTGAAGATAAGATTGAGGTTAAAGTTAGCGTACCTAAGAACAAAAGTAAAGGAGTAAAGGCGAAATGATAAAGACTAATTGGGGTTATGATATGCTAGATGCAACATCATTACCTGACATACTAACAGTTGAGGAATTTAACACTATGACTGCTAATAAATATGCTTTAGATGGACGCGTATCAAGTACCCTTAAGTCTGTTACAGCGTCTATACGAAATTATTGTGGTTGGCATATAGCTACATCACAAAAATGCGAATTAGTGTTAAATGCACAAGATTTACATATAACTAGAAAATATAGTGATTTATTTATACAATTACCATATAGATTTGTATCTAGTGTTGAATCTGTACTTATAAATGCAGCTAAAGAAGATAATATATGGACTGGAGATCAAGTAGGTTATGATTGTTCATATAATGGTAACTTAGTATTATATGATGCTTATTTAGCATCTAGAAAGTCAAAAATAGTTATTGTTGCTTATGTAGGTGTAGTTGATACAGATGCTTTAAAAGGATTAATTGCTAATAAAGTATCACATGTTTTAAGTGGTACAGGTGGCGTACAATCTGAATCTGCTGGTGGTGTATCTATATCATATAGTACTAGTTTTGTAAATGGTGCTAAAATTAATACATTAATGACTGATGATAAAGAATTACTTAATTCTTACAAAATAACTGAATTACTTTAAAGGAGGTGCTTAATTATGATTCCTTCTTTTTGTAATCAGACTATAACAAGATTAAGACCTTCCACAAAAGAATCACGTGGAACTATAATACCTGATTGGTCAAATCCTACTTCAAAAGATATTACTCCTGTATCTGTTCAACCAGCTCAATCTACAATAAGTTTAGATGGTAGAGTTTTAGGTTTATCTGACGCATATACTGTATATTGTAACGTTGACGATGATGTTCTTGTTGGTGATAGAATTATATATGATGGTAAAACATTTCAAGTAAATGAAGAGCCTCGTGTATGGAATAGTCCATCAGGAAAAGTAACAAATAAACAATTTACAATGATACGTTATAAGGGGTAAAAAGTTATGGCTAAAAAAGGTACAATTGAATTTATTGACCAAGGATTTAGAGATGTTCTAAGTAGTGATGGTTGTAAAGCTGAACTTGAAAAAGTTGCTTCTCAAGTAGCTAGTAGAGCTGGAGCTAACTTTTCACCACATGTTAAATATTATGGCCCTGCACATAGATATATTGGATTTGTTAATCCAAATAGTTATGAGGGTGTTAAAGAAGAATCTGAAAATAAAGTTTTAAGCAGTGCAGTAAGATAAGGAGACTATCAATGAATATTTTAGTAAGTAATGACATTGAATATGAAGTACAAAAAGCACTTAAAGATTACTTTACAATATATTGTAGACCTTTACCTGAAAATTATACATTACCTAATTTATTAGTAACACAGGTTGGTGGTAATGATACAAATACTATTGATTTTTACGAAGTAGTTATTGATAGTAGAGCAGAAACTGAAGGTGAAGCTAATGAGTATTTAAGATTTGCTTTAGGTACTTTAAAACAAATTGTAAAAGACCAAAGTACTGTCTTACGTTCAATGCGTATTAATACTAGTGGTAGTTGGGGTAACGATCCAGTTAGACCTGATCTTGCCATGTGCTCTGCTAGAATTGAATTGTGGGCGCATTTAGACAGTACAACTATTGATCCTATTAGTCAATAATTATAATTTATAAGGGAGAATAAATCTATGAAGTACAAGGTATTATATGATAATGAACTAGTTTACAACAGCAATAATAGAGTTGTAAATGTAGTTACAAAAGGCACTATTGTTGATGTAAAAGATATAGTTGATAATCGTGCTATTATAAATGATGATTATCAAGAATATTATATCAATTATAGAGACAATAACAATATAGTAACATTAGAAAAAATATAAATAATTGAAAGGAGACAAAAAATTATGTCAACTAATAGCGTAAATTTAGGTATAGGTAACGAGACTGGAATGGCTTATCATGCTCCAGCTGGTACTGCTCTTCCAACTTATCCAGGTGAAGCTTTAGATGCAGCTTGGAAAGAAATTGGTGCTGTATCTGAAGATGGTATTTCTTATGGTATGAATCACTCATTCGATACACTTAGAAACTGGGCTAAGCAGATTGAGAGACTCATTGCTGCAGATGGCGATGCTACAGTTAAAGCTCCATTTATTGATACTACAGAAGATACACTTAAAACACTTTTTGGTTCAGATAATGTAACAGTTACTGCAGCAACACAGACACATGGTAAACTTATTTCTGTAGATATTGGTCCTGATACTATGACTGACGCAGAAGCATTTCTTTTCCTTATGAAGGATGGAGATGATATGATTATGGTTGGTACTACAAGAGGATTTATTACAGAAGTTGGTGATATTGATTTCAAACCAAGTGATGCTATTACTTGGGAAGCAACAATAAGTTCAAAGTCATGGACTGTTATGAAGGATGACGGTCAGGTAACACAGTAGTTTTTTAGTATAAGGGAGGACATATAGCATGTTTAAAGTAAATGATAAAGTTTTTGACAAAGAAGTTGAAGTTATTGAGGTAGCTATTAGCAAGAAGACATATACAGTTCCACTTGCTAAATATTTACCATATAAAGCAATAAAGAAACTTAGAAACAAAAACGATTTAGATTCAATCGTCGAAGTATTAGCACAATATATTCCAATGGAAGTTTTAGAAGAATTAACAGTACAACAACTTACAGCTATTATTGAGGCTTGGGGTAATGCTTCTAAAGGTGAAGATACAAACGATGATTTGGGAAAATAATTGGTCTCGTTGATTTATGTGAAAATCATAAGAACGCTATAAATTATGATTTATTCACACAAACAGGCTGTACTGTTGAGGATATTGGTGACAAAATTGGTTGGGGTGCATTTTACAGTTTTGTCACTAATCTCAACGAAAAGTCTGCTTTATCACGAGACTTAAATCAAGAAGTTTATCAGTGGGGTACTACTTTAAAAACAAATATTATATTAGCTGATATGTTTGACATATTATCTGCAATAAATTATAATTTAGCTTGTTTAAGTAGTAAGAAAAAACCTAAAAAGCCTAAAGCTTATCCTAGACCTGGTAGAAAAGATGAAGATGTTAAACATTATGGTAAAGATGGTGTTAAGGATATTAGGGCTTGGATTAAGTCTAAAATGCACTGATATTATATAAAGAAAGGAGAATCCTAATATGAGCTCAGGCACAACAATCGCAAAAGCGTATGTAGAAATAATTCCTTCAATGGAAGGTGCACAAAGTACTATTACTAAGAGCTTAAATGTAGAAAGTCTTGGTACTTCTTCTGGAAAAACATTAGGTAATTCTCTTGCAAGTGGTTTGAGTAGTGTATCATCAACTATTGTTAGTGCTGGTACAACAGCTATAAGTGCTATGTCAGTTGCTACTACAGCAGTAATAACATTAGCTGTAACAGGTATTGCTACATTAACTTCAGCTGCTATTGAATCATATTCTACTTATGAACAACAGAGTGGCGCAGTTGAAAAGTTATATGGCGATTCAGTAGACAAAATATCTGAATATGCCTCTACAGCTTGGCAAACTGCTGGTATGTCAGTAAATGATTATTATGAGACTGCAACTAGTTTATCTGGTGCCTTAATAACATCTCTTGAAGGTGATACAGATTTAGCTGCTGATTATGTTGATAGAGCTATTAGTCAAATTGCTGATATTGCTAATACATATGGTTATTCTATTGAAGAAACATCTGAAAAATATAAATCAGTTGCTTTAGGTAACTATACAACTATTGATACATTAACAGCCGGTTCTTTTGCCGGTACAAAAGCTGGTTTCCAAGAATTAATTGATACTACAGCTGATATGATTGATATTCAAGAAGAATTAGGTGTTACTGTAGAATCTGGTACTTATACGTATGATAACTTCGTAGATGCTATGGATGTATGGAATACTTATATGGGTATTTCTGGTACAACAACAAATGAAGCTATGAATACTATTGAAGGTTCTATTAATGCTACTAAAGCTTCTTGGGAAAACTTCACTACTGCTATTGGTAGTGGTGATGTAGATATGCTTAATGATTCTTTAGATGGTCTTAAAACAAGTCTTTTAGGTGTTGAAGGTGAATCTAACGGATTAGTAAATAACGTAATTCCAGTAGTTGAAAATGTACTAAATAGTTTAACTACTTCTGTCAATGACTTAGTAGTACCTATGGTAAATTCATTATTACCTACATTAATAACAGCAGCTCAAAATTTAGGAACAAGTTTGTCTTCAGCTCTAAATGATAATTTAAGTACATTAATAGAATTAGCAATAAACACTGCAAACTCAACTATTGAAGGTGGAGCTGATTCTATAATCTCTACATCTGCAGATATATGGATATCTGTATTTGACACTTTAAGTAGTTATTTAGACGAAATACTAATAACTTGTACTGATTTATTAGTTACAATAGTAACTAATATATCTAGTAAATCTGGTGACTTTTTAAGTGCTGTAACTACTTTATTTACAAGTATTATTTCAGCATTACCTACAATGGCTAGTAATATTATAAGTGCTTTACCAACTATTATTCAAAATATAATTGATTCTGCAGTTGATTTTGTTACAAATGATTTGCCAGACCTTATAGATGCAGTTCTTGAAATATTAGATTATTTACCAGATATTATTGATTCATTAGTTAGTGCTTTACCTGAGATAATTGATTCTATTGTAGAAGCATTACCAGACTTAATTCCTACATTAGTTGAAGGTGCAGTTAGTTTAGCAGTTGGTATATGCGAATCGGCTGGTGAAATAGCTTTAGTACTTATTGAAGCTTTACCAGAAATTATACAAGCAATTGCTGATGCTATACCTACATTAGTCACAGCTTTAGAAGATGCATTTATAGCATTAGCTGGTCAATTAGTAATGTTCTTTATTGACGGATGGACTGAAACACTTGATAATGGTAGTGCACTTGGTGATTCTTTAAATGATATAACATTAGCATTATTAGAAATAATTGCTAATTTCGGTATGGAAGTTAGAAATGAGATTTCTAGTGCATTAACAACTTTAGGTGATACTATAGTTGCTTGGTGTTCACCAGTTATTGATACATTTTTAAATTTATGGGATACAATAACTGCTGGTGTTGAAATTGCTTGGAATGGTATTAAGGATTTCTTTACTACAACATTCGATGCAATTAAGTCAACTATTGAAACTGTATGGAATGCAATAAGTACATTCTTTACAACCATATTTACTACAATAAGTACTACAGTAAGTACAGTTTGGAATAATATAAAGACAACAATTACTACTATAATAAATACAATAAAGACAACAATTTCCACTGTATGGACAAATATAAAGACAAATATTACTACTGTAATTAATTCAATTAAGTCTACAATTAGTACAGTATGGAATAATATTAGTTCAACAATAAGTAGTGTAGTTAATGGTATAAAGTCAACTGTTACAAGTGTATTTGAAAGTGTAAAATCATCTATATCAACTACATGGAATAATATTAAGAGTACTGCTTCTAGTGTATGGAATGGAATTAAGTCAGCAATTACATCACCAATAGATAGTGCTAAATCAACTATATCTACAGCAGTAAGTGGTATATCATCTAGTGTAACAGGCGTATTTAGTTCGTTAAAAACAACTGTATCTAACACTTGGGATAGTATAAAGTCAGCTATAACTAGTCCAATTGATACTGCAAAGAGTACATTAAGTAATACTATATCTAGCATAAAGAGTTTATTTGACTTCTCACTTAAACTTGATTTAAAAACACCTCATGTATCTGTTACTGGTGGTGTAGCTCCATATGGTATTGCTGGACAAGGCTCATTACCTAAATTTAGTGTAACATGGTATGATAAAGGTTACGATGAAGCTCAAATATTACAATCAGCATCTATATTTGGTATTACAAATGGTGGTCAATTATTAGGTGGTGGTGAGCATGGTAATGAAGTTGTAGTAGGTGAAGAACACTTATTAGATATGATTGCTCAAACACAAAGAGAAAATACAATCGGAACTCAAAATATTGTAATAAATGTTTATGGTGCAGACGGTCAATCTGAAGAAGAGATCGCTGAAAAAGTTATAAATAAATTAACAGAACTAACAGATAGTAGGAGGGTAGTATATGCGTAAAATAAACAGAGATTTGGGTATATTAACATATAATGGCAAATCATCTATAGATTTTGGCATTATTGTTGAAAAACTACCCTCTTTATCTCGTCCTGAAAGACAACATGATGTATTTAAAGTGCCAGGTAGAAATGGTGATATAATACAACAATATGATGCTTATGATAATATAACAATAACCTATGAAGTATGGTTTGCTAATAATAATATTGATAGCATGAATGCACAACAAGTTGCTAGACAAGTAGCTGCTTGGTTATATAATACTAATGGTTATTGTAGATTGGAAGATGATTTCGAACCTGATATTTTTAGACTAGCTTATTATGTAGGTGATTTAACTATTGTTAATGAATTAACT